CAACACCTTCTGTACCTTTTCTTTGTTGAAAAAAATCAGCCATAGCAGAAGTTTCATCTGCTCGTAACCGTTTGGCTAAATCTAACTGGGCTTGTTCTGCCCTCTCAATACCTCTTTGACCCATGTAAGTATTAGCTAAACCAGCTAAATTTTGGAATATGCTAGGGGCAACATAACGCCCACTAACCATCTGTCCTTGGGGTTGTTGCATCCCTTGTTGCATGAGCATTTCAGCCATCTTTTGCTGGCGTAAAATTTGTTGCTGTTGCAACATCTGTTCGGGGTTTAGTGTTCCAATATCAGCCATTGTTAATTCTCTCCTGTGGTCATTGTCGGTACTTGACCTTGACCAAATCCACCGTATACATTTTCAGAACCGTATTGCATGATTGCAGGAATAGATTTAGCGTAAACGCCCATCTTGCTTGCTAAACTTTGCTGATTGGGGTCTTGCTTACGCAATGCCATAGCCAAAGCCATTGGGTTCATTCCACCGCCTTGGCTTTGCCCTGCTTGGTTTGTTAATTGATTCTGCTGGGCTAGTGCCGCTTGTTGGTTGGCTTGTTGTTGCCCAAAGTTTTGGAATACAGGTTGTAGACCGCTAACATCTTGCATTGGAAGTTGTGGAAGGATGTAAGGATTCATAGTTTTCCGTAATCTACGACTTTATAGCCGTCATTGAGGGTTCTAACTGCGTAAGGATAGAATTGCTCTACTTCTTGAGCCATGTAACCGTAATAAACTCCTGATCCAGCTAATTCGTGGTCTTTAAATTCTTTCTTGTATTCGTATTTATACACAGTCAAGCCATTTTTATCTACACCAATAACTTCAATGTTTTCTTTTGTACGGATGTCAGAAAAAGCCGTAATTCCAGCACCGCCAAGGCTAAATAAACCCTGTGTCATAGCGTTATTAGCGGCATTCTGAGCATTAGCCGCACCCATTTGGGCGTTATAACCCATCTGTGTCGCACCTAAAATATCAGCACCAGCGGTGTTTGCTTGCATAGCAGGGTTTACAAAGGTTGGCCCTTGTACTTGTGCGCCTGTTCTAACAGCACTTAATGTATTGAGTGGTTCATTTCTGAGGTACGCTTGTTCTTGTAAGGCAGACTGACGGGCTTGTTGACCAACACCAAAACCTTGTGTAGTTGCGCCCAAGAGAAGGTCATTCTCACGCTGTGCTTGGTTTTGCATAGCACGGTCATATGCCTCAGACCCTAGTTGAATACCTTGATTTGCTAACTGCTGTTCTAGTTTTTCCCGCCCCTGTTGAATCTGTGGGGCAAGGCGTTGCATATACGCATCTTGATAAGATTGGCTAGGATTAATCCCTGTACTTGGTAACTGGCTAACATCAAAGGGGTTGTCTAACATATTGCTGACATACCCCAAACCTTTACCAGTTAACTCACCAAGACCTAGACTAGCCTTGTTTTGGTAATCTAAAAGCTGTTGCTGGGCGGGGGCGAGGGATTGGGTAGCCTTCCACATGGGATTGCCAAACTTATCTTCTCCTGAAACTTGATATTCAAGCGAACCATAGGGCGTGTATTGATTTACACGATTAGCCGCAATATTAGCCCGTGCAGCATCTAAATTACCTGCCGCTGTTTCCCTAGCCGCACCTGCATAATCAGGTGGCGGTGGCGCACTTGCCGACTTTCCCATATCTTTCTCCTAAAAACTTACATTTGTCTTTTGACATTACAAAAAACAACAAATCTCCAGTAGGAAAAACATCAAGTAATCGTGCTTGTTCCTCAAACCCCAATTTCTTGACAAACTCTACCGACTTGTCGTTACTGCTTAATACGGGGCAAACAATCTTATCTACCCCCAATTGTACAAAAGGATAATCAAAAATGGTAGATAAGTATTGCTTATTTAAGCCTTTTTCAAGGTAAATATGGCAGGTTACCGATTTTTGGTTAAAGTCCTCATACCACACTACTGATTCTATTTGATCCGTTACCCAACCGATTGTGGTGGAATTTTCGGGTGTCCATACCATGTTTAACTTTTGGGCGATAAATGGCCCTAACAAGTCTTTATCAAAACATAGCACCTATAAGACTCCACCTTTTTCCATTACATAGTCGGTACTCGCCCAACGCACATCAATATCTTGGGAAGCTATATTAATGCTGATTCCTGCCGCATAACCTATACCTGTAACTCCCTGCCAGTTTTTAGAGATATTGTTGCCACCGCCCCATTCCACATCATCCCACAGGCTAGTATCCCAAACACCTACGCTAATCAAGGCTGGGTTATAACTAACCTGACCTAATGAGTCTTGGGTGTCAAAATCGGTGTTTATACCGCATAAAATGGTCGGTGTGCCGTTATCTACGAATAGGATAGGGCGTACCATTGTGAAGCGTTTTAACTGCCCCCTAGCGTCAAAATACGAGTACGCTTGCTGGCAAGTAGCCTTGATATTGGTGTCATTGTCCGAAAAACCATCATAGAACTTACCGACAAAGCCATTACCGCCAAAGTACATATCCTCGTTGTGTGACTCAAAGCAAGTGGTATCAATACCAGTAAAGTTAGCCCATGCCTTAGTAATGTTGTGCATAACAAACTGTTGTTGTCCACCGATCACGGGGATATTAAATATCAGCATATTAAACTTGGCGTAATACTGGATTTGCCAGCCAAATTCGGTGCTGTAAAGGTCTGCGGCTTCGCTTACAGCGTTGTAAACCTTATCAGTTATATAAATTCGGGGGTCTAAGCGACTTGATTGCAACGCACCTGCCAATGGTACGATCCCGTCTTGGGTAATTAGTAATAAATCCCCACCAAATTTAAAGAAACAGCGTCTAGTAAAGACTTGACCTAGTTGCCATACGCCAATTAATGACCAATCGGTTGGGTCTGATGGGTCAGACCCCTTATAAACTATGGCTTCCCCGTTATTTGTGATAAATACAGCGTAATCATCAACCCCATAACCTGCGTCTAGTGTCCAAGTACCCATCGCCTGAATAAAACCACCCATTCGGGCTACACCGCCAAGGTCGTAAGAGGTAGCCGCACCGCTTATGGCGTTTGTACCTAAATACCAAAACTTTAGGGTGTTTTCTTGTACAAAATATAGGCGATCTTTGTGCAAATTAACATGAGCAAGGTTGCTAGAATCAACGCCAGTAATGAATTTAGCGACTGTGTATGACCCTAATGGGCTTGCAGGGCTAGTAGCTGGGGCTGAGAGTGCTGTATAGGTAAAGATTGTTCCACTAGTAACGGTAATTTTAAAAGTTCCGTTGTATTGGGATGGGCTTGCACCCGTAATCGTGACTTGATTGCCTGTTACAAGACCATGCGCTACGGCAGTTGTAAGCGTACAAGTCGTTCCTGATGAGGTTAAATTGCTTATTGTCTGTGCGGTGCTGATGTTGGCGTATTTAATCCAATTCGTACCATCATAAAGTAGGGCGGCATCTGTGCCATTAACTGCGGTTAAGAAGTTACCCCCTGCGGTTGACGCATTGACAAACTCCCAACGGTCACTACCTAAACTTGTAACGACAGATGTAGCTGCGCCACCACCTGTGACCTCATAAATGACGCTTCCAGCACTAGCAAACAGCTTTTGGGTGCTACCCCCTGCGTAGTTCATTAAAGTGTCTACTTGCCCTGTAATGCCTGTAGCAAACTGGGTATAGCCTTTTCTTAACTGAACTTGTGATGGGGTAGGAAAGAAATTCTCCAAAACCACCGCATCTAGCGGGTTCATTTCGGCAACAGAATCCCTAGCGTTCCACCCACCAATCGGGGCGGCAACAGAAGAAGTGGTAGCCGTAAACCTTTTAGGAACTGGCATTACTAAGACCCGTAGCCAGTATCAGGAATGTTTGCATAGCCAATCAATATGGCACTAGGAGCAGGTGCAAAGGATAGGGTAGCAGAGCCTTTATCGTTAGCCTTGGCAACATTAAGATAACGGGTGTAATCTTGTTGCAATGCAGTAGTATCAAATGACTTAATTTGGAAGTATTTAAGTTTAGTCAGCAATACGATTACAGCGTCATCCAATACTGTTGTATCGGTATCAACAGTAAAGCTATTCTTAACAGCGTTAGCTGCACTTCTAGCCCAACCCTTAGAACGATACTCAAACCCTAAATATTCTAGGGTGTTGTAAGGTGGCCATATCTCAAATTGGTTACCTAATATTCTCCAACGAATCCGTGGGCCTGTAGAGATATAACCCGACTTTAGCCATTGCCATTGTTGTGCGGTAACTGGGCCAAGCATTTGCCAATGTTTCGTTTTATCCCAATGCGTGTTATCGGTAATGGTTTCATAATCAGGTGGTAGGGGGTAAATAGTCTTGCTAAAAGTAACTGTACCGCCTACAGAAGTAGCTGAAGCTAATTGACTAGAATTTAAACTGGTTGCATTAAGAACTGTATCAACATAGCTGTCTTGGGGAATACTTGTCCCCACAATAGAATAAGTATTGTCCAAACCTGCGGTACTTGGAATATTGTTTAATAAATAGCTATTATTCGTTGTATCGCAGGTCGTGGTAATTGCTGTGGTGTAAAACCGATATTCCAACTCCAATGCTTGCCAATCGTGTTCCTTAATTAAGTCGTACCCAGCACGGTTCATTAACGCAAGAACTTGTTGCACATCTTGGTTAGTGTTACCTGCTACATAAGTAGGTACGGCTAAGTTAAGTTCAGCGGTGACTTGCTGGACTAATTCAAGCATTGTTGATGACATATTAGGCTTCCTCTGTGGCTACCGCTTTGACTTTACGGGGTTTCTTTTCACCAACAGCAGCAAGTATAGTAGCCATTTGCTCTTGCATTAAGGCTAACTTCGCATCTGTTTCTGCCTTTATTTTAGCAGTTTCTAAGTCCTTTTTGGCAAGTTCTTCTTTCAAAGAATTGATTTCTTGCTCACGCTTATCGGTTTCTGCTGCCGTTGTTGCTAGATTTAAAAATGCCTTTGCCTTGTCACGGAACGAATAGGGTGACATTCCTGCAATCATTCCCATGCGCTGTAACTGCTGATCTGAAGCGTTTGCAATAGATTCTACCGTTTGAAACTTAATTGCCCTTAATTCTTCAGCTTGGCTTTTTGATACTAAAGGCCATTCTGCTAAAGGCGTTCCAACTATTTCCTCATCGTGCGCCCCTTCTCTATTCATGTAATTAGCCCATTGAATAGGGAAACGCTGCTTATGGTTTTGAAGCGCATAAGTGTCGATTTCGGTTAAGGTATCGCCAGCAACGCAGATTTGGACAAAATCAAAGTCTTTAAATATTGGTCTGCCAGCGTCTATGGATTCTTGCTCTTGTTGTACGGATTTCTTGTAAAAGCGTACTTGCAATCGAGCATCCGCTCCTTGTGTATCACTAGGTAAAGCCATTTTTAATTCTCCTAAGGTATTAGGTTGTTAAAAGGAAAAAGGGGCTACCGATTAAGGTAACCCCCTGTTTTTACTACATTTTGCTATTAAACACTAGCTTTGCTGAACCAAGCATAATCGCCTGATGCCATAGAAGCACCTGACACATATGTACCTGCACCCAAGGTAGCTTGGAATGTAGATGCGTTGATTACACAAGTAGCGGTTGATGCCGCAATTGCTACACCAGCTTGGGCAAACACATAGCGAAAACCATCTGCGCCAAAAGTCTGTAGACCGAGCGGGCCAATAGTAGGAATTGCAACACCAGCGGAATTTAAGTTAGTGTAAGCATTTTCACCTAAATCTACGCCAGCGATGGGGAGAGTTGTATATGACATGATAATTTTCCTTTATTTAGTCAGTTGATTAAGTACCACTCAAAATGCCTTGGAGTGAAGCGTTGGAGCAAGTTAAGTTACCAGCCCAACCATACAGCTTCACGATAGCATCTTGGTTAATCGATTGACGCTCACCACCGATAGGAACGAAATTACGCTCTTTGTGTGGGCGGAAGAAGATGTAATTGGTGTTCAAGAGGTACATATACAATGCGTTCTCTTGTGCGCCAATACCACCACCAAGTACCACATCAGCAGACATACCGCCACCGTAGAACTTCAGGGATGCAAAACCTGCTGCACCTTCGTCTACACCAGCAATACGCTGAATTGCTTGCAAAGAAGCTACATAGCGTGAATACAAAGTGTTACCAGCAATAATAAGGTCAACCTTATCATTACCACGAACAGATTTGATTGCGGCTGTGGTCATAGCGGCTTGGATCAATGCAGCAGAGTCAGCACCTGTTGACGATTGGTTACGCCAAAAAGTCCAGTTTGCACGGTTAATACCACCGTATGTGCCTGTGGTTGGGGAAGTGCTTACAGCAGCGGCTAGACCTGTGATGTTCTTACCACCGTTGCCAGTACCGTCACCATACAAGTCACCCGAAATGCGGTTTAACAGACGGGCTTCAGAAACTTGCATACGACCATCTAACAGGTCAATGATTGCTTCTTTGCTGCTGTTTTGGAGCATTTCTAGACCGCTCATGGTTACTGAGTCAGCATATTGCGTAATGCTAAACTGAGCAGCCGAGATTGGGCTATCAGGGGTGATGTTCAAGACTTCGTAACCGCTATACGAGTTAGCATTGTTGGTTGCTGGGTCGTTGTACATGATTTCTTCCAAGATCACATTACCACCCGAAAATGGGCGAACATTACCTTTGGAGTTCAATCGTTGAAGAATTGCATTGTTTTCTGTTAAGTTATCTGCCAATACTCCGCTACGACTTTGAATGGTGGTAGCGATAATATCGGTGATTGCGCTATTTGCGAATGCCATGATATTTCCTTTATTAAGTTAAGTTAAACCCGACCACCCTCAACATCGGCTAAATTAGCCATCAGTAAGGATCGTCTATCCTTTGCATCTGTGCTTTTCACTTGACCGCTAGGAGTAACGGATCGTGGACTAACAGCAGTTGCTTTAGCCTTTGCTACTTGCTGTGCCTTAGATGCTTGTGTACTTGCTGACTTCAGGAGTCGATCCTGATCCAGTTTGTACGCTTCATCGTTTATACGCACCGCTTTGGCATAAGCCGTTTCAAGGTCTTGGGCTATACCTCTCTCAAGTAATTGAGCCATATCTTCCCGAACCATGTCAAAGTGAGGAAACCTCTCTTTGTTGCTACTTACCCGTTCGATTTCTGACATCAAACGGGTATTTTCTTCTTGCTCCCGAATCGCTGACAGTTGTTGCACTTGCTGTTGTGTTGCTTGTAGCTGTTGCATTAACTGTTGTTGATACGGGTCTACATACGCCTGTTCAGGCATTTGTAAGCTATCTGAATTTAATTGTATTCCATAATCTTGTGCAAGTCTATTAAAGGCATTTATCTTCTGTTCGTATGTTCCATTAGCCAGCGTGTAATGCGCCCGACCTAGACTTTGTATCCAAGTGACAGGGTGAATGCCGTGCTTTTGTAGTTCAGGCACGAATGGGCCAATTGCTTCGGTTAACTGCCTTGCATTGTCGGCTTCTGCTTTGTAGGCAGATACACCCTTTTTATATTCAGCTTCACGCTGGTTAGCGTATTCAGCAAACTTAACAAATTCTTCTTTGTCTAACGGCTTGCCTTCCTGCATCTTGTTCCATACCTCTACATACTCCTTTTTCCAAGTAGTAGGGCGTTTTATTTCGGGTTCTTCATTCGCATCACTAGTTTCTGCAACCAGTTCAGGTTCTTGATCGGTATTGTCTTGGCTATCGGGTTCTTCCTGTTTACTCTTGAAGCGACCTTTTTCGTCACGGTTTTCTTCGCTATGGGTTTCTTCGGCTTGGATTGGATCGTCATTTACTTCAATCTCCTTTTCAACAGGGGCTTCTAAAGTGCCTTCTTCGGCTTGGTCTAGTGCGGCTTCAAGTAATTCTCTGCGGTCATCTGACATGGTTATCCCTATCTGTAGTTAAGTTTGGAGTATGCTATTTCAGCAATTTGTTTCTTACGGGCTTCTTGGTCTTTTCTTGAAAATTCATGCACTTTTTGCTTGTTTGGCACATCGTTACCCAGTTCAACACAATTATTGCGTTTAAGGTTCTCACGGTGCTTAGATCGGCTAGATACCCAAGTACCGTCAGCCATGCTGATATGACCCTCTATGTCAGGCATTACCATCGGGGCTTTCCGTGACTTCATAGCGACCTTATCTAGCCAAGATGCTTTGGCGGCTTCCTCACCAATAGTCGGTGTCCACCACTCTAAAAAGAATTCTTCATCCGTTTGTTTAGTTTCTATGTGACTTTGTTGGGAATATCCACAATTCGGGCAAATCATTACATTCTCCTTATGATGTCGGGTAATTGGTCGTATTCTTCGGGTCTGAGTAGGCAAATGCTGTCATACCAACGGGCATTTTTCCATCTCCAGCATACAAATTCTTCTTTTGGTAGTAAAACCACGCATTTCACGCCTAAAGCACCAGCCAAGTGTGCTGTTCCTGTGTCTACGGTCACTATTCCCTTCATTGCCTTCATGTGGGATGCAGTCTGAACCCAGTTTTTCTTCCATCCATCGTCAGGCAAGGGGTGAAATAAGCCATCAGAGTTAGGATTTAGGCTATAAGCGTCATCACCGACCATCTCTGCCATGTGTCGGTAGTCAATTGACTTGATGTAATACAAGGTTTGCTTCGATGCTTCCCAATTTACCCCGATCTTGGGCGGGATGTTACTTGGAATAGCGTGTAAATAGCCCTCTGAACCCACAATTTTCTTACGGGTCACGGGGAACATCGCCTTGACTAGCGGGTGCTGTAGCGAAATATAGTACGGGAGCGACATCGAGCCTATCCAGTAGTCTGATTGGGTTGCCGCACCGTCTGTTAAGTCATTACTAAACACATCTACAGCGTGAATTTGACCTAAAAGGTAGTGCAATGTACCTTCTTGCAAAACAACTACCCTAGATGCCCCTAAAGCCTTTAAAGCAGGTAAAAAACGGGCAAACATAATAATGTCACCAAAGCCTTGCTCCATCTGTACGGTAATGGATTTATTAATTAATGGCTCACCTCTCCATATGGGCATCTTGAGCGCAGGTGCGTAGGGCTGGGCTTGTTTGGCAATAATGTCAGGATGCCAACGGTATTCAAATCCTCTAAAGCCAGCCTCATATCTGCCAGCGTGTAGGTGTTCGTAAGCTAGTTTGTATTGACTATCAGCGTCTAATGCAGAAGTATTAATATGCTTTCCTCATCGTCTAGTTCTTCTAGGCGTTTGGCTTCCAGCATTCTTAATTCCGCTTGTAATCTAGCGGTTTCCTGTCTGTAAGCTACTACCGCAAGGATGTTGTTCCGTTGGTTTTCAAGGTAGCTTATAGACCGTTGTAATTCTTGTGTATCGACTGACGGTATATCAGCTTTAACCTTTTGAATTGATTGTACTTTAGATTGCTTAACTTTTGCAACAGGATCAATTTGATCCTTGAATGCTTGTTTACGGGATGCGTTAGCATCTTTGGTTGTTTGTTCTAGCTTGCGCTGTCGTTCAGCAATCTTTTGGTGTAGCCGTTTAACTCTACGCAGTTCTTCCTTAGTCCAACTGCCGCCATCATCCCCACCAAGCGGTATGAATACTTGAAATGCGTTGTTTTGAAACGCATTAGGTTGAAATGCGGTTTGAAACATTTAACAGTCTTCTGCGCCTTCGTAATCGCTATAGGTCTTTAGAACCTCATAAATGGCAGGGATTAAGTCACCCTTTAAATCTTCCATATTTATATGATGAGCATTCTCTTTTACAGATGACATATTTGAATGTCTTGCTGACTCGTCATAATGAATAGATACTTGGACTTGGATTTGGTCTTTAGTACCATAAAAGTTACTGATTCTAGCGTAGGCTTCGGGTGCTGGTACGCCAAAATGTGTTTGAATTGCGAGCTTTAATGCCATGATTTCTCCTTAGTAAGTCATTTCTGTTGTGGTTGCCAAATATTCCTCAAACTGGGACTTAGTATTATTGCCAAAGCCGTAGTTTGTATGAAAAGCAATATGATGTCTATCGCATAAAGTAACACCATTATCTACATCAAAACGCTTCTCAGGGAATATGTTAAATCCGTCTAGGTGGTGGGCTATCATTGGGTCTTTGCGGATTCCACATACTCTACATTTGGTTTTATCCCTAGACCACACTTTAATTCGCCATTCTTTGTACTCGCCTGAATTGCGGATTATTTCTGTTTCTGTACCAACTCTTTGCTCTGGTGGTTTCCAAGATGGATGATTTTCACCTCTATTAAAAACTACATGGCAACTATGACATCTAATTGCTTGGGAATTTTTTAATATTTCATTACAGTCTGAACATTTAGCTTTGTTTGGTTGCCAATGTGGATTTTTATCACCACGATAATCAGGTCTATTTATTTCACCATAAGTAATGTGCTTTGGTTTAAATGGTATTTCAAGCCTTACAAAACAACGATGAATAGCCCTTGTGCTACAAGGTATCAATTTTGCAATTTTAGCCAAAGATAAGTTGTCGTCAAAATACCTAGCCTCTAACCATTGTTTATCTCTAGTTAAATGGGCATTTTCACAAGTCAATCTAGTCTTGCGGGGCTTGGTTTCTATTCTTGGCTTACGCATCAAAAGGTCATTTCCGTACTTCTTATAGAACATACAGTTCTAATTGTCGTACTAGCTTGCCCTGTAAAGGTAACTCTTATTCCACCATTAGTCGTGTCTGCTGTTACAGCAATAGTCCATGTCGATGCACCTGCATCAGCAAAGCTAGAGGTTACTGTAGGAGTGCCTACTAAAGCCGTAGATGCCGCATTAGCACCACGCTTGATAACCCCTTCAATAGTCCAGCCTTTCGTGTTACCACCGCCAGTAACTCCTGATATAACTTCTCCAGTAAAGAAGTAAGCAGAGTTATTAGGTAGGATTACTTGGTTTGTTGTTCCTGCTGCGCCTGTATCGCTCCTTAATGCTGTAGCAGTTGCATCTGTGGTTTGAACACCAAGGACAAGTAAAGCGGATTGAGATGCTCCGTAAATTAAAGATGATATTGGAGTTAAATTAGCTGAAAAAACAATATTTCCAGTTATTGCTCTTGTTGTTCCATAAGCACCACCAACAACAGTTGAACAAGAACTATTAGCAAGATTGTTAGTTCCGCCCCCAATAGTAGCTAATGAGCCACTTGAAATATTGCTTTGACCACCTGCTACAGTAGTAAAACCTGCACTAGCAGTATTATTCCAGCCGCCACTAATAGTAGCTAATGAGCCACTTGCAAGATTAGCAAAAATATTTGCTCCATCAGTACCGCCTCCAGCAACAACAGAACCAATACCACTAGCTGTATTTTTACGACCACCACCAACAGTAGACCAATCCCCACTAGCCACATTCCTATTAGCCGCAGTACCAGCATCGCCTCCGCCTAGAATTGCACTATATGCCCCTGTAGCTTGGTTATTACCACCGCCTACTACTACTCCATGAGGGGTAAAGAATGACAGGGTTGATGTAGATGAACCTGATGCGTTTTTACTAAGGGTTAATGATGTTCCGCTAATGGCGGCTACATAAGTATCTGCGGCAATAGAAGTGCCTGATATATATTGACCAACTTTAATATTAGCGTTAGAACCTGATAGCGTTACGGCTGTTGTAGCGTTCATCGTACCGCTTTGAGTGGTTACTGCGGCATTGGCTGTTGTAGAGTTTGTAAAACCATTACCAACAAACCCATAAAACCCTGATGCTGTGTTTGCGTTTCCACACACCACAGAACCATATTGTCCTGATGCTGTATTTGATGTACTAGCACCAACAAATGTCCATGCGGCACTTGCAATATTAGCTGAACCGCCTGAAACTATAGAACCAAAGCCTGATGCGTTATTATTTAAGCCACCAGCAACAATAGCGTATGTACTACTAGAAACATTACCTGCACCACCCCCTACTATAGATTGTGCTCCGCTTGCAACATGAGTAGCCGCACTTCTAACAGTCTGCCAATCAACAGCATTAGCACCCCTAGCATTACCACCAGCAGTAGTAGATGTAGTAGCCTGTGCTTGGATTGCTCCTGTTCCTGCTGGTTGTAGGAATAATGCTCCGTTAGATTCTAAGCCTAGAGTAGATACTCCTGAGAATGATAGAGTAGGAGTTCCGTAAACTGCGGTTGTGGTTGTAGGGATGTAGGTGTTGGCTGTTGAGCCAACTTCTATCTGACCGCCCCAAAGATAAATACCACTTGTACCATCGCCAGCAAAAGTATTATCTGATGCTGAAGTTGTGTTATTTATTTGAATATTAAAATTATTGGTATTTGTTGTGCTTGGAGTTCCAGTAACAACACATCTATACCAGCCGTTTCCAGCATTTACAATAGATGCAGTTCCACCACTTGCTGTTACAACAGTTCCAGTTTGCAAATCAAAAGTGTTTGCGGCACTTAATGGATTGCTAAGATTTAAAAATAAATACCTATATCCATTTGCTTTGGCATAAATGCTAACTGTATAAGCTATTCCTGATGTCCAAGTAAAACTTTGTTGAATACGATGAATTGCATTACTTACTGTTGGAATTAAGCTATTACCAGTATTTGTGCTATCAGGTGCAGTTGTAGCCCCAGTAGCAATAGTTAAATTTTGATTGTTCCAAGTTACATTAAATGTTTGGCTTTGCAATACTAAGTTATTACCAGTACCCCGTAATACTTCTGTCTGTCCAGTAATAGTAGTACCAACAATACTAGATGGGGTAGTAGCACCTATAGTAGTGCCGTTGATTGTGCCGCCTGTGATGGCTACTGCATTGGCGTTTTGGGTTGACATTGTGCCAAGGCCCGTTACATCACCGCTAGGAATTGTTGCACTAGCCGTCATAGCACTTGTGCCGTTACCCTTTACAT